CAAAAAGAATTGACTGACAAGAATTTAAAGATGGGTCAATTGGATTTGAAAACACCAACTCACGTTTACATCTTACACGTTCTTATTCGTGCGACTGATGTAAAAAACAAGACGTTAGACTTAATGCTTGCTGGCGCTGAAAAAGGTCAATTGCCAAATCTTATTTTTGACAGCACATTCAAAGAAATCTCTGACATGACAGATGTTTTGCCAAAATTGTTTGCCGCTGGATATGAACCAAAGAACATTCACGTATCTTGGGTTCTGCAAAATTACGAAATTGCAATAAAGAATAACAAAACTCGCCCTAGAGTCGTCCCAGAAGATATTTTGCTTGCAACTCATATGGGTGCCGCACAGACCGTGTATGATTTGGTAACAAAATCGATGCCACCCTCAGTACAGGGAGGCATTTACGTCATTCTAAATAATCCAGAGAATACAATTTATATACTTGACCCAAAAACAAATAAACCATACAGAGACAAGAGAGATAATCCTGTTATTAAAGACTTCAAATACTTGACGCTTAAAGAACCAGGAAAGCCTACAAAGACAGAACTTGATGTGAAAAAACAATTACTCACTTGGATCAGAGACAATGTTCCTCCAGGTTCAGTAGACACATCAGAGTTAGACAAGCTATGAAAAAATTTAAACATTTTATACAAGGCACTACTGTTTCACAAGAAGAGTGGGAAGAAGATGTTTACGGTCCAGAATTAATTGAAACACTTAAGCAAGTAGATGGCAGATGGGCGTTAGTTTCTAAGAAGACTGGTAGACCTTTGCGCTACTACAAAGGTGAAGGTAAGCCATCAGACGAATGGATTGCTCAACAAGAAAAAGAAATTCAGTACTTTAAGAACATGGGATAATTGATGAGAAACTTTATTGGTCAAGATGGATTTGTTTGGTGGATTGGAATCGTTGAAGATATTGACGATCCATTGACGCTTGGCAGATGCAAAGTGAGATGCTTTGGATATCATCCAGCAAAGTCAACTAATTTAGTTCCGACTGCCGATTTACCTTGGGCACTATCTATTCACCCCTTAAATACTCCTAATCTATATGGAACTCCTAGACTTGGTGATTGGGTCTTTGGATTTTTCTTAGACTCATTGTCTGCACAAGAACCAGCAATCTTAGGATATCTTCCAGCAATTCCAGAAGCGGCTTCAGAATACTTTGGTACTGCATCAAGTTTAACAAGAAACTTTGCAAGTGTTATTGATAAAAATGATGTTTTGTGGGAAGTAAACAATGCTAAGATTAGAATAGCAAATACAAGCAATGTAACAATACAATCTTCAAACACCATTACTATTAATGGCAATGATTTTTCAATTGTGTCTTCTAACAATAGTGTTATAACTTCAACTAAAAATTTAACGTTGAACGGAAGCAATAATTTAATCTTTTCCGATAGTGCAAATACCACTACACTCAATGCATTGCTTTTGAGAATATCAACGATTGAAGATAGATTGAATACTCCAACGACTGCACTGGTGCCTAATACAGCAATCACAGTCATAACAGATATCTAAAATCATAGGCTACACAGTAGTATAGCACTATGTCAAGCAAATGTCAACATTTTATAAGGAAATAATAATGACGAATCACGAAAACTTAGTAAATTTATTTGATGCATATCTTGCAGAGAACGATAAATTTCAAAGCAAAGGCAATAAAGCCGCAGGAACTAGAGCAAGAAAAGCATTAGCAGAACTTAGCAAAGCAACAAAAGAACGTAGAAAAGAAATTCAAGACGCTAAAACGGCAGAACAACCAACATAAATAAAAGAAAAAAATGGCAGATATCGCATTCTACAAAGACTTAGGTTTAGATTTCACCCCACATCCGGTGACGGGAGACGTTCGCCCTATAACAAATGAAGTTTCGATTAGAAGGTCTATAATGAACCTTATAAAAACCAAAAAAGGAAGTAGACCATTTAATCCTACATATGGATGCGATATCTCCAGTTATCTGTTTAGTTATGATCCTGGATTTTCAGAATATAACATAAAAGAAGAATTGGCTAGAGCAATAACTCAGTTTGAACCTAGGGTTGTAGTGCAAGGAGTTGAACTTGCTTTTAGTGATGGTGGTGCTGGTATGGACATAAGAATCCAATATGTAATACGAAATGTTAATACACTTGACACTTTAGATGCAACAATAACAAGGACGGCATAATGGCCATAGATAACAATCTAAAAATCGATGAACTTAGTTTTGATGGAATTAAATCTAATTTTAAAAACTATTTAAAATCTCAAGACCAGTTTAGAGATTATAATTTTGATGGTGCAGGCATTTCTGTATTGCTAGACCTGCTTGCCTACAATACATACTACAACTCTTTCTACCTTAACATGGTAGCATCCGAATCTTTTCTCTCTACTGCACAAAAAAGAAATTCAGTTGTCAACTTAGCCAAGTCTTTAAACTATACACCAAGATCAACTACGTCTGCAAGCATCACAGGTACAGTTGCTTTAACTGTTACTGGTAGTCCAGCGTCAGTTTTAATTCCTGCATATACAGAATTTTCAGGAACTATTGAAGGAAAAACTTATACATTTTCTAACGTTGAGTCAAAAACAATTTTCAATAGTTCTGGTGTTTATTCTGGAAGCCTTTTTCTAAAAGAAGGACAACTAATCAAGACAAGATATACAGTACTGACTTCAGATGCCGAACAGAAATTTTTAATACCTAATGCAAATATTGATACGTCAACATTAACTGTTTCGGTATTAAATTCTTCTTCAGATAGCACATCAAGAACATTTGTTCCGGCTGAAAATTTAGTAGAATTAAGCATTACATCTCAAATATATTTTATAGAAGAAGTTGAAGATGGTCAGTATCAAGTCAAATTTGGTGATGGTACATTTGGTATTGCATTAGACGATGGTAATGTTGTTGTATTGAGTTATCTTGTTTCCAATGGAACTTTAGCGAATGATATTAATGCATTAACCTATTTCGATACAATCACAAACGTCACATCCGCAACTTTTACCGCAGCCGATCCTGCAACTGGCGGTGCAGATAGAGAAACAGTTTCTCAGATTAAATTCAACGCACCAAAAATGTATGAAGCGCAAAATCGTGCAGTAACTGCCGATGACTATAAAGCATTGTTATTAAAACAATCTACTGTAGACTCTGTTGTTGTTTGGGGTGGAGAAGACAATGATCCACCAACTTATGGTAAAGTTTACGTTGCAATTAAACCAACAACTGGTGAAGTTTTAACGCCAACAGAAAAGAAAAACTTAATTAATTCAGTAATTAATCCTAAAAAGATTTTAACAATCTCAACTGAAATTGTTGATCCGGAATATTTGTACATCATCATAGACTCTACTGTTAAGTACGAAGCAAATAAAACTATTTTATCCTCTGATGATTTAATTGATTTAGTTACAAGTACAATACAATCTTACAACACAGATGAGATAAATCAATTTGGAAAATATTTTAGATATTCTAAATTATCACGTTTGATTGATATGTCTGAAGCATCTATATTGAATAATGACACTTCAACGCTAATGAGAAAAGAACTAAACGTCCAGTTGAATGTTCCGACAAAATATGAAATTAACTTTTCAAACGCAATTGATGCAACTACAAATGATAGACCATCAACCCATCCGTTTGGTGTAGGAAATAAAATTTATTCTAATGTGTTTAGCTATGCTGGATATAACGATTGTAAAATTGAAGAAAACGATGGTATCATTAGAATATATCGAACAGAAAAAAATGAAAACATCGGCGTATTATTGAATGCTGGAACTGTTAATTATACAACAGGAAAAGTAATTTTAAATAGTTTTACGCCAACTGCGTTTGCTGATGGTGGTAATACGTTGAAGTTAACTGCATCTCCAGCAGAAAAAGATATTTTACCTTTAAGAAATCAAATTCTTTCTATTCGTTCAGCAGACATAACTGTGAATATGATAGATGACAAATCAATCAGTCTTGTAAATAGATAAAAGATGGACAATAATACATTTAATCCCGCATTAGGGATAAGTAATTTTTTCCCTGATGATGTTGCATCGGAAAATTTTTTACTATTCTTAAAAGCATATTATGAGTGGTTGCAGACCACAAAAATATCATTTTCTAGTATCACTGGCACTTTTGTTCGTGATGAAATTGTTATTGGTTCCACTTCTAAATCAACTGGCGTCATTAAAGAAGTTAGTACAGATGGAAGCGTAGTAATAAAATCAACATCTACAGTATCATTCGATAGATACGAAAATATTGTTGGTCAAACTTCTGGTGCAATTGGTACCGTATCTCAAGTAAAAGATAACGTTGTTAGAAAAACTGGAAAATTAATTGACTATAGAACAATTGATAATTCAGTTGACAAGTACGTTGACTTTTTAAAAGAAGAATTATACGACAATATTCCTAAAAACGTATATGGTAATGCAAAAGACATTGCATTAAGATATAAAGATTTGTATCAATCTAAAAGTAACGAAGAATCATATCGCTTTTTATTAAAGCATCTTTACAATCAAAGTTCTGAATTCTATTATCCAGGAACAGATTTACTTAGAATATCTGATGGTAAGTTTGAAAAGACACAAGTTATTAGGTCTGCAATTAATGGTCAAATTTTTAGCTATATCAATAAAACTATAGTTGGAAAGTCTAGTGGCGCTTTGGGTAATGTTGTTGACATTAGAAAATTCTTTGTGGGATCAATAGAAATTGCAGAAATGACACTCACACTAGTTGATGGCGTTTTTGATACGGGTGAAACTATTGAAGTATTGAATGATACTTCAATTGCAAACACCACTCTGTATGGAATGGTTACGGGGTTTACTTTAAATGATGCTGGTTCTGGATACGAAGTTGGCGATACAGTTTCAATTACTGGTAACGGAAG